TAGATGGAGCCACTGGTGCTACTGGATATGACGGCGCAACAGGTGCTACTGGATATGACGGGGCAACAGGTGCAACAGGTGTAGATGGAGCCACTGGTGCTACTGGATATGACGGCGCAACAGGTGCAAGTGGTATAGATGGTGCTACTGGTGCAAGTGGCATAGATGGTGCAACAGGCGCTACTGGATATGACGGCGCAACAGGTGCAAGTGGTATAGATGGTGCTACTGGTGCAAGTGGCATAGATGGTGCAACAGGCGCTACTGGATATGACGGCGCAACAGGTGCAACAGGACCAGTAGCAGGTTCTAATACTCAAGTCATATTCAATGATGCAGGAGCAGCAGGCGCAAGTGCTAATCTGACATTTGACAAAACAACTAATTTATTAAAAGTTACTACTGGTAATGTAGATGCAGCTTATTTTATAGGCAATGGTAGTCTATTAACAGGCATTGTTGCTGGTGCAGTAGCTGCTGTGGCAAATGGTAATAGTAATGTAAATATTCCTGTAGTAAATGGTAATATTACTTTCTCTGCAAATGGAAATGCTAATGTAATGGTTGTTGATGGAACAGGCAACGTTACAATTGGAGCAGGAATTGGTGGTTCTATTGTTGGTGCAAATTATATACAGTCAAATGTGTTATCTGTTACAGGTAATGCTACTGCTGCTAATGTTTTAATTGGTGGGGGAGTTGGCGGCGCAATTACAGGTGCTAACTCAATTAGTGCTAACTACTTTGTAGGTAATGGTTCACTAATAACTGGTATTACTCTAGCAAACGGTAATAGTAATGTGTCTGCACCAATAGCAAATGGTAATATAACTATAAGTGTTACTGGTAATGCTAACGTAGTAACTATAACCAATACTGGCGTAAACATTACAGGTACACTAAATACCGGAACAGCAAACATTACAGCAAACTATTATATTGGTAATGGTGTATTACTAACTGGTATTGCTGCAACAACATCTATAGCAAACGGCAATAGTAATGTAAGTATACCAGTAGCAAACGGAAACGTTAACATATCAGCAATAGGTAATGCAAACGTATTAGTAGTAACTGGCACTGGTGCAAACATCTTAGGTACAGCAAACATTACCGGTAACTTAGCGGTTACCGGTACTAACGTAACATTTGGTACGGGCGCCGGCGGTAACATATCCGGCGTAAACGTAGTAACAGCAAACACATTTGCTCAAGGTAATAGTAATATCACTGTAGTATCAAATGCAAACGTTAACTTCAGTGTTACCGGTACTGCTAATATAGCATCTATAACAGCAGCAGGTATTATAACTACAGTGGGTAATGGAGCAATAACTTCTAATGCTCATACTGCATCAGGCGTAGCAACAGGTAACAGCAACGTATCAACAATCACTGGTAACTTGGGATTCCGTTCATTATTTACAACATATACTGAGGGTAATGCAGCCGCGGCAGCAACAATTGCTAATGCTGCAATACACGCATTTGCTGCACCTAATTTGGCAGCAGCTAATACAACTGTTACATTCACTAATGCTGCAACAATGTATATTGCAGGTGGCCCAGTAGCTAATACTAATGCAACAATAACAAACTCATATTCACTGATGGCTGGTGGTAATGTACGTTTCTTTGGTAACATCATTGGTACATTAGCAAACGGTAATAGTAATGTATTTTTAGGTACTGCTAATGGTAACGTAACTATAGCAGCAGTAGGTAATACAACATTAACAGTCACTGGTACAGGTATTAATGTTGCAGGTACATTGAATACTGGTTCTGGTGTTATTACTACAACAGGTAACATTTCTGCTGGTAACTTTGTTGGGGTGTTAGCAAGTGGTAACAGTAACATTACAATGGTGGCAAATGCTAACGTTGCTATTGCAGCCAATGGTGCCAACAGATTAGTTTTAACAGCGACTGGCGCTAACATTACAGGTACTGCTAATATAACAGGTAACTTATCAGCAGGTAATATACCAATCATACCAAGTGGTAATAGTAACATAACTATTACTTCTAATGCTAACATTTCTATGTTTACTGTGGGTAATGCAACTGCTCAGTTTGTGGTAGCTACCTCTGGTGTCAACGTAGCTGGATATGCCAACGCTGTTAATATGATAGGAAACTCTCATACGGCTCAAGGTACAGTTAGTGCTAACTTGAATATAGGTAATGCTATTGTATTAAGTACTACCGGTCTTATTGGTAACGTTGGTATGCGTGGTATTTTCACTACATATACTGATAATACTGCGGCAGCATCAAGTACTGTAGCAAACGCAGCAATACATGGGTTAGCACAACCAAACATAGCAGCAACTAATACCGCAGTTACATTTACTAACGCAGCAACATTCTTAGTTGGTGGCGCACCAGTGGCTAACACTAATGCAACAATTACTAACCCATACTCAGTCTGGGTTGCTAACGGCAACAGTAGATTTGACGGTGGTTTGCGTGTTAATAGTGCTACTGGATTTGGTTATAGTAGTACAATTGGTGCTAATACTCAACTAACTAGTCGTAATACTGCTGTTACTATCAGTAACGTTACTGGTGCTATTACATTGTTCAGTTCAACTACAACCGCTAATACAGTAAATGTATTTACAGTTACAAACACTACTGTAGCAGCATCAGATACAATTATATTAAATCAAAGATCCGGAAACACCAGTGCTTATCATATTTTTGTTTCAAACGTAGCAGCCGGTTCATTCCAAGTTCAAATTTACAATTACTTAGCAGTCGCGGTCGCTGAAGCACCAGTACTTAACTTTGCGGTACTTAAGACAGCATAAAATTAAAATGATTTTAACTAATTCATTAATTTCATCAGTTACACTTTCAGCTTCTTCTAATGTGTTTTACATTCCTGAAGTAGTTTTTTTAGTAGTAGCCGGCGGCGGCGGCGGCGGAAACGGGGTAAACCCATATAACGCCGGCGGCGGAGGTGGTGCCGGTGGCGTAACGTCTGGATATTTTAATGTCTCTGCCGTCTCAACTACTGCCACTATCACAGTTGGTCAAGGTGGTATTAAAGGAGTGTATAGTGGAACCACTCCTACGGCCGGATCAAGTTCATCATTAACATATAACTCAACTACATATCTATCAACTGGCGGAGGTGCTGGTGCTGTCGGCTTGTATCCAAGTGGTGGTACCGGAGGAACTTCTGGAAATGGATTTCTACCCGGCTCCCAGCAAAGTTCTTCATATGGAGGAACGGGAGGCGGCGCCTCAGCCAATGGATACTCTAACCCCGGCTCCGCCCAGGGTGGCCCCGGAATATACTATCCTAGATTTACTTTATGGGGTACTGATTCAACTAATTCAATTATACCTAGTATAGGTAAAGGATATTTTGGAGGAGGTGGCGGCGCAAGTGGATGGTATCAGTGGAATATCATTGGCCCCGGCGGAGTTGGCGGTGGTGGTGCTGGCGGCAATAGTACAAGTGCCGGTGACGGTTTATCAAACACAGGCGGAGGTGGAGGGGGCGGCGGCGCTGGTGGATATGGTCCTATATCGGGAGGCGCCGGTGCTGCTGGAATTGTAATCGTGACTTATCCAGATTCATATCCCGCTGCAGCATCTACTACAGGTAGTCCTACAATTACAGTAACCAATGGATTTAGATATTATGCGTTTACTAGTTCAGGTTCAATAACCTTTTAACATATACCATAATATGTTGATAAATATATTAAAATAAGGAAATAAAATGGCAATATCATACACATGGACAATTGAAAATATGTTTGCTCAAAAGCAAATTGATGATTATACTGACGTAGTTATACAAGTTGGATGGTCTTGCGTTGGTACAGACGGCACTTATTATTCAACTACTCCTGGATTAACTAGACTTACATTTACTACGCCTGATCCAAATTTTACACCCTATGATGAATTAACACAAGAGCAAGTATTGGCTTGGATATGGGGTTCAGGAGGCGTAGATCAATTACAAGTAGAGGCAAACATTGCTGCCGAGATTGAATTGCAAGCTAATCCACCTATCGTAGTATTACCCTTGCCCTGGACAAGTTAATGTGATTTTAGAAGGAATGACATTAAGCGGCGGATTAAGTTTAACACCTCCCCCATCAGTTGCCGCTATTGAATACCTAATGGTCGCTGGCGGTGGCGGTTCTGGTAATGATATTCCCTATTATGGTGGTGGCGGCGGCGCCGGCGGATTATATTATAATGCAAGTTTTAGTGTATCCAACGGAACTACATATGCTATTGTTGTTGGAGCAGGCGGAGCACTTTCAGTCAATGGATCAAATTCTTCGGGATTTGGTGCAACTTGTTTAGGTGGAGGCGCCGGAGGTGTACGCAATACCTCAACAACTCCGGGCCCGTCTGGCGGCTCAGGCGGCGGCGCCGGGGCATGGTCTGATTATGGTAACCCTTACGGTAATCCCGGTGGGGCAGCAACACAACCTACTTCAGCAACCGGCGGCTATGGTAATGCCGGTAGTGATGGCTGCAATTATAATTACGGACCTGTAGCTGGCAATGGCGGCGGCGCGGGTGGAGCAGCATTCAGCGCATGGTATCAACTTAATTTTGGACCAGAAACAGTTGGATACGGTGGACCCGGATTATTATACTCACAATTTGGCATGTACGGGACTGATGCATCAAATAGTACTGCGCCGGTATCTGGAAAGGGATATTTTGCTGGAGGAGGAATTGGTACTCCTTATACAGCTAACCCAGGAGTAGGTGGAGGTGGCGGCATAGATACAACAAATGATCCAACTTTTGTAGGAATACCAGGCGCAACTAATACTGGCGGCGGGGCTGGTACTACTTCAAGTGGAGGTTCAGGTATTGTACTCATCCGTTATTTAGATAATTCTTATAAAACACCAAGTACAACAGGTAGCCCAACAATTATCACTAGTGGAGGATACATAATATATGCTTTCACTGGTTCAGGTTCAATAACTTTTTAACATACATCAATATGTGAATAAATACAAAATAAGGAAATAAAAATGAGTCATTTTGCAAAAATAGAAAACGGTACAGTAACACAAGTTATTGTAGCAGAACAAGATGTAATAGATACAGGATTATTTGGTGATCCTAATCTATGGGTACAAACAAGTTATAACACATTAGGTGGAGTACATGTATTAGGTGGAACACCGTTACGTAAAAATTATGCTGGAATAGGTTATACTTATGATAGTGAACGTGATGCCTTCATACCTCCCACACCGTTTACCAGTTGGTTATTAAATGAAGATAGTTGTTTGTGGCAAGCACCTACACCAATGCCAGTCGACGGTAAAATGTATAGTTGGGATGAAACAACATTGTCTTGGATAGAAGTAGAAACTCCTCCCACACCAACAGTCTAATTTTCTATCATTATCAATAAATGATAAGTAGAGAGTGACTAATGTATTTCAATTAAACTATGAAGCAAGACTTAAGAGTTGGTACGACTTAAGAAAATCCCTAGAAGATAAAGATATTGCTACCAAATGTCTATCAATAGACAAGTGGTGGCAATTTGCACCTCTACTAAATTATCACCTTCACCCAAATGATATAGATAACTGGCCCGGACCATGGGATTTACTAGTAGAAAATAACTATTGTCAACTCAGTAGAGGACTAGGAATGGTCTATACACTACAATTAGTGGGCATCAAGGACATTGACTTTTGCCTAGCAATAGACGATAATAGTGAAGAATGTGCCTTAGTCATGGTCGATAGCGCAAAATATATATGTAATTACTACCCTAATACGGTCATAAGTAATAGTCTAAATGATTTCACGGTGGCTAGTCACATAGATATGACTAAAATAAATAAAAAAATATAATAGGTGTAGAATGATTATAAATGTTGTAAAACGTAATGGTAAAAAAGAACCGTTAATGTTGGAGAAGTGGCAAGCACAAGTAGCAAAAGTATGTAACGGAATAGCAGACGTAAGCCCAAGTATGATTGAGATTAAATCTCAATTACACTTCTATGATGGCATCACTACAAATCAAATAGATAACATAACACTACGGGCAATTGTTGACCTAATTGACGTAGAATCAAACACTGATGTAGGTCATACAAACTATCAATATGTAGCAGGGAAACAGCGTATGAGTATGCTGCGTAAAGATGTATACGGTTCTTATGAGCCTCCCCATCTTTATGATATAGTTAAAAAGAACGTAGCAACAGGACTATACACTAGTGAATTACTAGAATGGTATACAGAAGAAGATTGGAATAAAATGAATGATATTATAGATCATTCTAAGGACGAGACATATAGTTATGCCGCCATTGAACAACTCATTGAAAAGTATCTAGTAAAGAATCGTAGTACAAAGGAAATATATGAAACTCCACAAATTCGTTACATGGTTGCAGCAGCAACAGTTTTTCACAGTGAAGAACCAAACAACGCAAGACTCAGATACATCAGAGAATACTACAATGCTGCTAGTGATGGTCTTTTTACATTGGCTACCCCTGTGCTGGCTGGCTTGGGAACTCCAACTAAGCAATTTAGTAGTTGTGTGCTTATTCGTAGTGACGATGATTTGGACAGTATCTTTGCTTCGGGCGAAATGATGGCAAAGTATGCTAGCAAACGTGCTGGTATTGGATTAGAGATTGGAAGACTACGCCCGTTAGGATCACCTATTCGCGGTGGAGAAATCATGCACACTGGCATGATACCTTTTCTAAAGAAATGGTTCGGTGACTTGAGAAGTTGTAGTCAGGGTGGCATACGTAATGCTTCCGCCACTGTATTTTACCCTATATGGCATCATCAGTTTGATGATCTAATTGTTCTTAAAAACAATCAAGGCACAGAAGAAACTCGTGTACGTCATATGGATTATGGTGTAGTGCTTAGTGCTTTCTTCTGGCGTAGATTTAAGAACAAAGAGAACATAACATTCTTTGATCCTAACGAGGTGCCCGATCTATATGAAGCATTCTATAGTAACACCGAACGTTTTGAAGAACTTTACACTAAATACGAAAAGCGAAAAGATTTAAGAAAAAAGACAATGAATGCCGAAGAGGTATTCAAAAGTGGAATACTAAAAGAACGTACAGACACGGGTAGAATCTATCTAGTATTCATTGACAATGTAATGAAGCAGGGGCCATTTGATCCTGAGTATCATACAATTTACCAGAGTAATTTATGCTGTGAAATACTACTACCAACGAAATCATTTAAGAGACTTGACGATCCGGAAGGACGTATCGCACTCTGTACTCTCGGAAGTATCAACTGGGGAGCATTCCGTAATCCAGAAGATATGCGCCGTGCTTGTCGCATTCTACATCGGAGTCTTAACAATATTCTTGATTACCAGGACTTTCTTTCCATCCAGTCTAAACTAAGCAACGATGAGATTCGTCCGCTAGGCATCGGTGTCACTAACTTAGCATACTGGCATGCAAAGCGTAGCTTGAAGTATGGCGAGAAAGACGCATTGGCTGAAGTTAAAATCTGGGCAGAACATCTAGCATACTATCTAACAGAAGCGTCTGTAGAACTTGCCAAAGAACGTGGTAAGTGTGAAGGTAGCGACAAGACAAGATATGGTCAAGGTGTATTTCCTTGGGAACTAAGAGCCAACGGTGTTAATCAATTAACAGACTTTCAACCAGAATTAGATTGGGAAACATTACGCACTAACATGAAAGAACACGGTGTACGTAATGCTACACAAATGGCTATTGCTCCGGTAGAATCAAGTAGTGTAGTTATCAACAGCACAAACGGTATTGAAATGCCAATGAGTTTGATTAGTGTTAAAGAAAGTAAAGCAGGAAGTTTCACACAAGTTGTTCCAGAGTATCACAAACTAAAGAACAAGTATCAATTGATGTGGGAACAAAAAGACTGTGATGGTTACTTAAAGACAGCAGCGGTACTAGCAGCATATATTGACCAGAGTATCAGCACAAACACATTCTATAACCCTGCTCATTATGCAGACCGTAAAGTTCCAACTACATTGATAGCAAAGAACTTGATGCAGGCACATATGTGGGGCTTAAAAACTTTCTACTATAGTTTGATTAACAAACAGGGTAGTAAAGCAGATGCCGAGATAGCACCAACAATGTTAGAGCCAATAAATTTTGATGAAGAAGAAGATTGCGAAAGTTGTAAATTATGAGCCAAGCACAGTATAACCTAAACACAAAGACAGACTATTTAAATCGTAAGATGTTTCTAGACCCTCAGGGTCCAGTTACTATCCAAAGGTTTGAAGAAGTGAAGTATCCAAAGATTGCTAAGTTTGAAGAAACAGCACGTGGCTTCTTTTGGCAACCAGAAGAAATCAGTTTAACAAAAGATGCTAATGACTTTAAAGAAGCCAGTGATGCCGTTAAACATATCTTTACCAGCAATCTATTGAGACAAACAGCATTAGATAGTTTACAAGGACGAGCACCAAGTCAAGTATTCACTCCTGTTGTATCATTGCCTGAATTAGAAGCATTGATTTATAACTGGAGTTTCTTTGAAACAAACATTCACAGCAAGAGTTATAGTCACATCATTCGTAACATCTACAATGTGCCTAAAGAAGTATTCAATACTATACATGACACACAAGAGATTATTGACATGGCTAGTAGTGTTGGTAAGTATTATGAAGACCTACACAGAATTAACTGTGCTAAAGAGTTAGGTCAACCAGTAGAAGAAACTGAACATGTAAGAGCAATTTATATGGCATTACATGCTAGTTACGCACTAGAAGCATTTAGATTTATGGTATCATTTGCTACAAGTTTAGCAATGGTTGAGAACAAAATCTTTATTGGTAATGGTAACATTATCAGTTTAATTCTCCAAGATGAATTGTTACATAAAGGCTGGACTGCTTATCTTATTAATCAAGTTATTAAAGATGACAATCGTTTCGCAGCTATCAAGCCAGAATGCGAGGCTGATGTCTATCAATTGTACATGGATGTTATCCGTGAAGAAAAAGCCTGGGCAGACTATTTGTTTAACAAAGGGCCTGTTATTGGCTTGAATGCTAATGTGTTAAAAGACTTTGTTGATTATACAGCAGCAGGAGCATTGAAAGAGATTGGTATTAAGTATCAGGGCAATAGTCCAAAGAGTACTCCTATACCATGGTTCAACAAACATAGTGATACAAGCAAGAAGCAGACAGCACTACAAGAGAATGAATCAACCAATTATGTATTGGGTGTAATGAGTGAAAGTCTTGATTACGACCAACTACCAAGTTTATAAAAGGAAATAATATGAAAGCAATAGTATGGAGTAAGTACCACTGCCCTTATTGTGACCAAGCGAAAGCATTGTTAACAAGCAAGGGAATAGTATTTGAAGAAAAGAAAATTGGTGATGGTTACAGTAAAGAAGAATTATTAGAGGCAGTTCCAAATGCCCGATCAGTTCCACAAATCTTCCTAGACGGAGAACTTGTGGGTGGGTTTACAGAACTCAAACAAAAATTAACAGAAAGTGTCTAATGGAAACAGGAAAAGTATATACATTTAAATTAAACAGCGGCGAAGAAATGATTGCCAAAGTTTTAGAAATAGGTCAAACTAACGTTATTATTACGGAACCAGTAAGTATTGCGCCAAGTCAGCAGGGTATGCAAATGATTCCTAGTATGTTTACCGCAGAACAACGCGGAAATGTAACGCTAAATACTAGTGCGATTGCTTTTTATGCTAACACCGACGATAACATCAAGGATAAATATATTGAAGCAACAACTGGTATTAAATTGCCAGATAAGAAAATAGTAATGGGATAATAAATGGCAGCATTAAGTAGGAAGGGTGATGCAAATCAAACTGGCGGAACAATTATTCGTGGCGCCAAGACGGTGTTTGCTAACGGAATTGAAGTGGGATTACATGTAAGTGGTATCACACCTCATGCCCCATGGGGAAAACCTCACCCTCCACATGATGCTCCAACAACAACCGCTGGAAGTCCTTCAGTAATAGCAGAGGGAAGTCCAGTACTAAGAGTAGGATCAGGAAACACTTGCGGTCATAGTATCGTTCAAGGAAGTCCTAATGTAAATTGTCCATGAGTACAGGAAAACAAACCCCGTTAGGTGTAAATGTAATGAGTGGTTTAGTCCAAGGCAAAGGCTTTTGGATTAATAATCCCACAGCTAGCTATGTGGGGTCTAGCACTAGTTCAACTAACTATACTACTGGCTCAGTAATAAACAATAGTTGTTTGTACTGGCTTACGCACTCTATTAATTTATCATACGGAAATGTAACTTCAGGAACCTATGCTAATATTACAACAATAGGTAGCAGTACAATCCCTGCATTAGGAAATAGTCCTCCGCCCACTTATACATATACAGGAAGTCCAAGTTGGGCCGCCGCCGGATATACTGATGAAGTTGCTAGTTGGGGATACGTAAGATTATTCCCCTGGCAGGGTTATAATGAATTTAATTACAACAATACATTAGCATTGACTAGTATGTATAATGATTTTTGTGGATCGTTTATAGCTTCTGGTTCATTTATTGATTTATCAAATAAATCTATTATGTCTGCACAGAATTCAATAGGATTCCTTAAAGGCACATATAGTAATATGGATGATTTGATTACCGCTGATGTTACTAATGTAAGTTTATCTCCCCAAGTATTCGGAAGAGATTTAATTAATTTAGGTAAAGCATTAGATTTATCTACTATATGGACATTTGGTTATCCTTCTAATTTATTAGCAACACTTAAAAAATATAATGCTTTAACTGCATCGGTTTCAGTAGCATTATTATCAACTGGATTGACTACACTTGATATAGATAATATTTCAAATAATACCAATGTTACTAAAGAACAACAACAAAAAACATATGCTGCATTTTTAATAATCACTGGGGTTGATTTAGCTGAAATATTAGTATCATTGAATTGTAATACTCAGGGATTAGTGACATTAGCAGATTTACTTGATGTACGTAAGATGTTTCCAAACAGTTATCTAACATTAACAGTACCTTTATATAATTCAGTTCCTGGCCCAACGAATAGCAAAACATATTATCCAATCTTTGTTACTAATGCAGTAAGTCCTGGGCTCACCGCCCCTGCTGTAGTAGCACAAGTTGGCTCAGTTATTCCACCGTTGCCACCATTGGTAGTTGAGACTCCCGCCGCAACAACAGTGGCAACAAATTATACTGACAGAGAATCTTGGAGACAACGAGATGTTGCAGCCGTTGCACAAGGGTTGTGGCAAGGTGCGCCTGCGGGCCCCGTTGGGCGTGACGGTAGTGTGGGTGCCGCTTACACCCCACCGGCTCAACAACCGGTCACTAGAACGTTTAGGGGATAAGATATGGTACAGATGTATAGAGATTTTCTTAATCTTAGGGCGGAAATTGAAGGTGGCGGCATGGTGAATGGTATGACCGTCGCCGTGGATAATGGTGGGGGTATAGATAATGTTCCTAATATAATTCCTCCAGCAATGGCAGCATCAGCACAAGTAGAAGCAATTGCAGCAGCAACAACAGAATCAACAATAACTAATGACGCAGCAATATTTTCTGCTCAACTAGTTGCACCAGCATTGCTCCCTACAGCACAGCCTGAAGATATTGCAGCAGCAACTGTAGCAACATCTAGTACCATACAAGTTAATCTACAGATAATGCCAGAAGGGTTTGGTTCGTATCTTGACGGTATATTACCTAAAGATTTAGCAACTACTGCAGGAGCATTCTCTGCAACGATGCAACAAATAAAAAACATACGAAATATTCCTATAGAGAAATTTGCACAGGTAGCAGCAACATTAGAAACTACTAGAGGATTAAACTTAGTCAACGGAACTGATGTTCCAACCGATACCGCTGAGGCACAGGCTGCACTTGCATTGATGGCATTGGGCAGCGGCCCGTATGGCACATATACTTTTTCTGATTTCTTTGGATGTATGTCTGGCTTGCCTTACCCATGGGTACAAATACAACCTGCTATTATAGGACTACAATCTAACACATTAGCAACTGTCTATCAAAATCTTTGGTTGGCACTTACATGGGAACAGGCAACAGCAACTGTTACCCCGGGATATACAACATCGGCCGTTCCCGACGGGCTTGGTAACTATGATTATTTTTATCAAATAGACTCTATTCAAGGTATATCAGGATTTAACGGCGGCGGCGGTTATGGAAGAAATGGAGCTGCCGCACCAACTGCTACAATAGACGGCGGATCAGGTGCCACTTTAATAACGACAATTGATACTACTCCTGCGGTAAATAATGGATCTACTACATTTGGTAAAGTACTTAGTGGGTTATTAGGCTCGCACGGATCAAGTGTCCTATATAGTTCAGGTGCTAGTCCCACTCCATCTGCACCCCCTGCTACATTGAATGTAACTATACAAGCCCCTCCTGCATTAACACCTGATTTAGATACAGTGGTTCAAGCATACATTAACGCAGCCAATGCTGAAATAGCAATAATACGCTCCACTCATCCCGGACAATCAGTAGAATTAAATGATATGTGGGATAATTTAGGTACTCAATTAAATATTGAACAACGTGCTAGAAATACAGGCTTATCAATATTACCAGATCCAAGAACCGATGCTTTATTCCCATATCCAATAATGGTGTATAGCTTTACTGACTTAGTTCCTAGCTATGCTAAATTAACAGAACCAAATATGGCTGCACAAACATTAGAAGCTATATCAGATTTAGATAAAAATGCAGGTCAAAGTATAGTTGCAATGATGAGGGCAGACAGAAACAAAGCAAGATTATTGGAAGCCGGCATATTAACAGATGACATAATAGATGACAATTTACCTTTGGCAGAACAGATAGAATTAATATCTAATGGTACAGTAGCAAATTCAGCACCTGCATTCCCTTTTAATACTGAACCTGCAGGTTACTTTGATCCAGCTACTGAAAACTTTTTAATAACTCAATCCCCTGCTATACCTAATCAAGCAGCCGAACCGTTTAATACAACTATCCCTACCGATCCTATTACTAATCCATCACAAAATACTGTTGCAGTACAGCCTAGCATTTTAGGTGCACCTGCCACAACGGTTGCTTCTATTTTAGGTATAGGTACACCGGACAATATTCCTGTCATACCAAATGCTATCGGGATAGGATCACCGGGAATAATAGGTGGAGAACCATTTACAGGGCCAGGTGCTGGGGGAGGCTTAGGTGGTCAAGGTGGCGGGCCGATCGTACCGGGAAGTTTAGCAGGATCGCCGTATACTAAATTAATCCCGCCGTCACTAAATCCGATATATACTTCTGGAGTGCTGTTACCAGCATCATTACCAGTACAAGCCGCAATTGAACAAGTTATACTTTGTAACTGCGATTGCTGGATACACTAACCAAAAGATTTGGTTATTCAACAAAACTGTAGTATACTACAGTGAAAGGAAATTATGTTATTACCATTAAAAAATAAGTTAATAATAATGACCATGATGTTTTTATCTATCATGGCTATTCCTTTGCCAACACAAATTGCTATTGAGTTACCTACTACAAAGAAAATTGATATGAAGCAAATAGCATGTATGGCAAGAAATATTTATTATGAAGCAGGGGCAGAAGCAATGCCCGGACAAGCAGCAGTTGCAAGAGTTGTAATGAATCGTGTTAATCATGGATTCGCTGAAACACCTTGTAAAGTTATCTATCAAAAAACATTAATCAATGAAAACGTTGTATGCCAGTTTAGTTGGGTTTGTGAAGATAAAAATGATCCTAGTAAAGCAAATCCAAAATACAAACGAGCATTGCAAGTTGCGTATGAAGTAATGGTCTTTGATATGCATAAGAATGTTGTTCCCAAATCAGCATTATTCTTTCATGCAAATACAATTGATCCATTATGGCCTTATAAACAAGTAGCACGTATTGGTAATCATATTTTCTATAGTAAGCAGAAAGTTAAGAATGAACAGAAGTCCAACTAAACATGAATTTGCTATGAAACGGTATGTTGAAAAATTAGAAAAAGATTCACATGATGAAAATGCATTATTGATGGTAGAATATTACAACGAAGCTGATGAGAAAGATAGAAAATTATCAGAAGATTTAGAATGGCGTAAAGATAATTTAG